CTGTGCTTATTACCAAAATAACCGTAAATAGTATTAATAAGAATCTTAATAGTATGCTGACGTATGTTAAGACTGTCGATTTCATTTTGTAATTTTTTGTAATTTGGATCTGTTTCCTTGACGCCGATTGCTGCTTTTTTTGCCTTGGTTAGAAGCTTCTTAATTTCAACACGCTTTTTATAATAATAATCAACAGTAATTGGAATAATGCCTTTCTCTTTTTGAGTGAAGAGAACCTTAGCTTTAGATATAGCTATTTGTTCTTTCTTAATAAAAGATGCAAAGTCGTTATGTGTTAATCTAAATTCACGTCCATCGACATGCTTTACTATAATATCAGTTTCAGTCTTCTCTACAATTTTACCTATCTTGGTCTCAGGCGATAGATTGAGAGTAATCATCATGTTTGGATACAGACTGTTAGCGTCAAAAGACACAATGTGCTCCTGAAAATCTCTTTGTGGTTCACCAACATATGCACCAGCGTTCGGCTTACCGCCTTCCTTAGTTTCCTTTACAAATGTCGGAATACGTTTATCTTTAGTACGAGCACGGATTGAGCACAAACCTGTAATAACAGATAGTGATCCAAGTGCACCTTCAAATGTTGTAAGGCCTGCGTACGCAATCATTCGCAAGAGCTGAATATATTGGAGCTTCTTTTCAAGATTGATAAGAAGGGTAACGTCCTGAATGTTATATTCAACAAATAACTCCCAGTTGTCTACAGATAAGCTCGCAAGATCTGTATCTCCGTAATCAATCTTACGTTGATCTAATTCAATTTCACCGATTGCATCGAGTTTATATGATTCACGTAATACTGGACAAAATCGTTGATAAATTTGTAAATAATCAACACACGATATGCCTTCAATATGCCAGCGGGTTTGTTCGCGGCCGAACTTACCCATAAACGTACGCGCACGAATTGCACCGATTGGCGATAAACGACGTACTTCGTCTTCACCGAGAATTCTCGTCATTCGGTTTACAATATAGGGAATATCAAAGAATTCTGAGTTCCAGCCTGATAAAATATCTGGATAATTATTAGAAAAGAAATCCAAGAATTTGGTAAACAAATCATGCTCAGACTTACAGTAAATATAATCCGTCTTATCGTTAGCTTTGGTAAATGGCTTTGTACCCCAAACAGTATAGCGTTCAGTTATTGTGTCATAGATCGTGATGACATTAATAGGATCTTGCGGGTTATTAATGTCAGGAAACGCATCAGGACTATAAGTCTCGATATCGATAAAGTATACCTTTAACGGAAACTGACTAAATTCATCCTTTTCATTATCTTGCCAAAATGTATCAATAAGAAATTGCTGATGTACGTTAAAATTGTCAAATACACGAACAATACCATTGTCCTTAATATAGCGCGCGCGCTCAGATTGATTCTTAAATCGCTTCTTTTTTAACTTCGTATTAAAAATACTCATCGTATCCGGAGCATTATTTGTCTCCAGGAAAATATACGGTTCGTATGTAGATTGAATTGTGACTCTATTACCCTGGTCATCCCAGGTATAAAGGTTCATAGTTTGAGTACGCTGAGAGTATGCTACATTTCTAAACACAACAATAGTATACAGGCATACGCCTGGCAGGTCAACTAGCTTATACCATTAATTTTATTGAGTAATTTGCGCTCAGGGTGACCGTATGGTAATGTAAACAATTCAACGTATTTGTTAATATTGTCTTCATTTTCAAGCCATCTTGTCTCAGCAGTTCTGCGAGCTTTTGCAGAAGCATTCATGTATTTACCCTTAGTAGAAAGTACTTCCTCTACAAGAGAAATCATTTCATCACCCGTATCGAACTTATAGGGAGCATCTTTATATGTTACTAAGTTCTGACAAGCTATTGGTAATCCGTAACAATTTGCTTCAATAAATTTAAGATCAGATTTTGACTTGTTAAAATTATTATTCTGTAAGGGTGCTACCAGCATATTAACATTAAGCTTACTAATTTTCTCCGGGTAGCTGTAAAGCTGTTCCCATGGATGATATTCCATTTCACCGTTTTGAATAAACGGGTGCAACGATAAAGGATAAGCACCAAGAAATACCCACTGGTACTTGTGTCTTGTTGATGCAATAATTTGATTAACATGTGCAAAATCATCATTTTGTCCTACACGATTATCTACATCAAAATGAGCTCCAGAGCCTGCATATAGAATTCTTGGCTTTTTTCTATAACGATCAAAATTATCAGAGATCTTTTTCTCATTATAGTAATTACCCATCCACCATTTAGGTATATAGTTTGGAATAACCGTAATATTTTTATTAGCAGTTTTACCCATATAATATTCCTTCATAAAATCACAAGTCACTGTAATCTCATCACACAACTCCATAATCTCCTGTGCAGTAGCACGAATTTTTGGATCTGTAAAAGCGGGTTTAAATTTATTATAATCAGGAATATCTTCAGAAAATACGAGATCATCAATTTCGTAAATAAGACGGAATCCCAATTGCTTGCTAATCTCTCTTAAGAATTTTACAAATTGTAATTGATGTTCTGTCGCTTGACGCTGAATACGCACTGCCTGAGCGCCTCTAAAATAATTTGGATCTAAATTCATCACAGTACTACCGTGAACTGTGAGTTTTTGATGTGCATTAAGAAGATGCTCAGGCCAAATCATTCTCCAAAAACCACACCCACTATAGTCAGCGTAATATTGAATTACTCTCTTTAAATTCATTTCAGGTGGAACAGGTACTTCCTGTAAGGCTGGCTGAGGCGGTATCATACTACCACCGAAAGGTGATGGCGCAAATGGGCTTGCAAACGGAGAGTTAGGAAAAGGATTGAACATATATGTGAGTATATTTTATGATGTGTATTCGTTGAAATCTACTCGTCGAGTAATACCGTTGGATTTTTCTAAGAAAATGACATTACCAGTAGCCGCTTTAATGCTTTCTTTACGGTGACTTATAACCATAATAGATTCATTAAATTTCTCAATACGCTCTTTAAGGATGTTAATTACCAATTCTACACCGCGTTCATCAAGACTTGAATCAAAAAGCTCGTCGTAGATACTAAAGTTAAAACAAACATCACCTTGAAGTCTTCTAATATCCATAAAGGCAAAGAGGCATGCTAAATCAACACTCTTGCGTTCAGCACCGCTAAAATTAAAATACGAGCACTCTTTACCTTTAATATCGACTATTTTTTCTTCAAAGTATTCGTTAAATTCACATTTACAATTTGCGTCCATCTTACCTAGATAATAGGCGAGTTTTGCATTAAACAGCTGCAAGATCTTAGTAACGATATATGATTTAACACCCTCTTCAGATACTACAAACTTAGCTACATCATAATCACTCAATACTTCTTTAAGTTGATCGAGCTCGGTCTGTAGTTGTGTGCATTTATTTTTTTGATCAGCAATTGCGCTATCAAATGATAATGATGTTGTTTCAAGATCATTTAAGTCTTGTATGAGCATCTTTTGCCATTCTTTTAGCTGAGTTAAACGATCGTTAAGACTATTAATATCTTTTTCCTCTAAAGCAATTTTATGAATTTCACTTTCAAGAGTTCTTACCGTTTGCTTTACTTCAGTTTGTTTTGTTATTATCTGACGTTCTTTAATACTTTGATTGTCAATAAACGCCTCATGGTCGCTTATAAGTGCAGTAAGTTTTTTCTTCTCTTCTTCAATGTGCGTTTTATCATTGTCTTTTATAACACGTAAACAAGACGGACATTTATCTTTACCAGAAATAACGTTTTTAATTTGTTTTTCAAGTTGAGTTATAAGCGTTTGCTTTTCACTCTTTTGATGCCTAATAGACTGTAGCGTGGTATCAAGCTTCTTTAGCCCATCGCTCAATTTTGTTATTTTTTCTTGAAGATCAGTCGTACTTTTTTGTGTAAAGGATGCGAGTTTATTATTAATTAATTTAATTTCGTTGTCGTTATTGCTTTGACGAGTTTTATACTTTTCTCGTTTTTCTTCGCGCTTACTAACAGTTTCTTCTTGTTGTGTGTTAAGAATATTCAATGCACGCGTTGCTTCTTCATATCGTGTTGACAGCACATCAA